ACAATTATATCCTGTACGAAGTCTTGCTCGTAAATATTTAAAAGGTGATTCAATGCCAGAACATACAGACACTATATTTTTAGAATGGAGTGCAACTATACATTTAGGTGGAACTAAATGGAATATTTACTTTGACGATAAACCTTATTTATTAATGCCAGGCGATGCAATTGTTTACAAGCGTACTGTACCACATTATAGAAAAGAATTTAAAGGTCGTTCATGTTATCAAGCAATGATACACTATAGTAGAAAGAAAGAAGATTTATATAGTGGTAAAAAATATTTTAAAATGTATGGTAAACAAAGCGATATATAATTGGAAAGTTGTTCTTATAACAATACTATTATTGGTTGGTGTTCGTGTTGCTGACCCTAAATTAGTAGAACAGTTTCGTTTAAACTATTTTGATTCACTACAATATCTACAAACACCTGTAGACTCTGGTATTGTTCTAGTTGATATTGATGAAAAGTCTTTAGAAAAGTTTGGACAATTTCCATTTCCACGTGAAGTCTATGCAAAAGAATTAAGCAAAAGTGGTCCTCTATCTTTGTACGTAATGAACATGAGTTTTACAGAAACAGACAGATTTAGTGGCGATGAAGATTTAGCAAACACGATGATACATAGAGAAGTTATATTATCTTCTATTCCTACAAACGTATCTAATAGAGGCGACAAACCTTTTCTTGGTTTTGGTAAACTAGGTAAAGGTGACCCTAGTGACTGGTTGTACACTTATAAAGGTATTTCTACACCCATAGAAGAATTAAATCCTGTTGGTGTCGGTGTTGTAAGTGCGGCACCAAGTGTTGATGGTATAGTTCGTGAAGCACCATTAATGGTAATTGCAAATGGTCATATCTATCCTTCTCTTGCACTAGAAACTTTACGTGTTTGGAATCGTCAACCTAATTATGCAATGAAAGTAAAAGAAGCGGGTGTTGAATGGGTAAGAATGGGTAAACTAGATAAAATGTCCACTACACCTAACTCTAACATACAAATTGCATATTGGAATAATTTTAAACGTATCTCTTTTGGTGAACCAATGCCAGATGGGCAAATGTATATTATTGGTTTATCTGCTGGTGGATTAGTAAACCCAGTACCAACGCCGATGGGTGCAATGTACCCACATGATGTTCAAGCAAACTTAATTCAAACTGTTGTAAGTGGTGTACAAATACAAAGACATTTCTTTCTTGAACAATTAGAAATACTTGTTTTAACAATGAGTATGTTATTGATACTACTTATGGTATATAGATTGCCTACGTATCTAAGTGGCATATTATCTCTTGCTATGATTGGTGGTATAATCGCAACAGGACTATATTATTGGTATACTGCTCTATTACTTATTGATGTAGTGTACACGTCATTGGCATCGCTTCTGGTGTTTGGACATGCATCATTTAACAAGTATTACGTTACATACAAACTTAAAGAAATGATAAAAGGTCAGTTCAAAACATATCTATCGCCAGACATGGTAGATAAACTTGCAGAAGACCCAAGTCTACTAAAACTTGGTGGTGAGAAAAAGAACATGACATTCTTTTTTATGGACATAGTTGGGTTTACACCAATATCAGAACACTACAAAAACAATGATGACCCCGAAGGTTTAGTGGAATTAGTTAATAACTTTTTAGATAGAACGTCTAATATCATACTACGTAATGGAGGCACAATTGATAAATACATGGGTGATTGTATAATGGCATTTTGGAATGCACCATTAGACAATACGTATCATGCAGAAATGGCATGTATTTCTGCAGTAGAAATAGAACAAGAACTAGAGATAATACAAGATGAATTTAAAAGAAAAAATCTTCCTAGCATCAATGTCGGCATTGGTATTAATACTGGTGACTGCATCGTTGGGAACATGGGTTCTGTTTCCCGATTTGATTATTCAGTCATCGGAGATGCAGTTAATCTCGCCGCTCGTTTGGAAGCACTAGCGGCCAGAGGCAAATATAAAAATAATAGAATACTTATCAGTTTAGATACTGTAAACTCTATTCGTCAATATGGATATAGTCGTAAAGATTTTTTATTTAAAAAATTAGATACAATTAAAGTAAAAGGTAAAGAAGAAAAAATAGAAATATATTCACCATGAAAGATTTTTTAAATTCAGTTCGTATGCCATATCAAGATGCGATTGTATTTGCAACTAGACTATATGATTTTCATATTGAACAGTCTATGAAAGATTTAAAAAATAAAGACTTTCATATAAAACAAGCACATAGAATGAAAGATTGGATAACTGATATGAAAGAGTTTATCGTTTCGAATGAGTCTTATCATGGACGTGAAGCATAATCAAGGCATAGTGGATAACTTTTAATAAGTCTTGTCTATTATACCCATTTTTATTTCCATATCGTTGTGCATATTTCATAATATTACCGATACAAAAACCTTCACCATGACCACCATCAATGATAAACTCAGTTGCTTGAAACTTGTTTTTAGAATAATGTTGCTCGTAAGTCGAGTTAACATATTTTAATAATTCAAGAATATTATCATTCTCATCATATTTGTATTTTATTTTTTTTGCCATTGTCCTATATTATACACTAGTTGTCATTAGTTGTCAAGTCTTCAATTACTTCATTTAAATAATCTATGTTAGTAAACTTTACTGCCATTGTAAACCTATCACACGAAGTATATGCTGAATGCCAGCAATGATTTTCTGGGTCATTCTTTTCACCAAAATGAAACCAACGACATTGCCAACCTTTCTTATCTGGTATAGTAACTATTTCATTTGTTTTATTATCTAAATAATTAAAATACCCGTTGCCTTTTAAACTGTATGTAAATAACATTTGATAGGCAGAAGCATTCCAATTTGTGTGCCAACCTATGAATCCACTTGGTGGATAATAATTTAATAAAGCATTATGTTTTGCACCAATTTCTGGTGGAAATTCGTATTTATAATATTCATAAAATTCTTTCCAACCACTTGGATTTTTTTCTAATGCATGACTTATAGAAGTACTATAAAATGCATCAGGGTATCCGTCATGACTTCTTGACATAATATCATTTAAGTATTCTCTAGAACAATAATATTCACCATTATCTAAATCGCCTCTAATTCTATTATAATCCATGTTGTCGTAATCTAAAGAATAAAAATCATCTATTAGATTATCTAACATGTTAGTATAATAAGAATTATTAATTATTATTTCTGCCATACGAATTTATTAAATCAAAACCTGTTTTTTCTATACCAAACCTACAAACTTCTTTATCATTTCTTGTTCTGATAATAAGACCGTTGTTGTATGTTGTGTCTGTAACTGCTCCATTTTTTATTAGTTCTGCTTTAGTTTCTGCAGTATCATAATGCATTGATGTTAGTGAATGAAAATGCATACAACTAATGCCTTTTGCCCATTTTTCTACTTCAAGTAGTAATCTTTGTAGTTCTACCTCTTCGCTATACTCAGTCATTTATGCACCATAAATTTCTAGGTTTGTAACTAAGTCCATAAAAACTTCTACTCTACTTCTATCTTTCCAATCTCTGTTTTGTTCAATTGCAACTTCAAACTGTTCTAAATATAATTTATTTTCTATATCTTTCCACATTCTTTTAGCAATATCATCTGGGTCTAACATTGGATAGTCTTTATGTTTTGTTGAGTCAAAGTCACCATTCGTGTCTCTATTTGTTAAACCAGTTTTAGTCATACCAAGACTATAGTTTGTCCAGTATACATTTTTTGCTTCTTTATTTCTTACTTTCCACATAAATGCTTCTAGTAATAATTTTGCTTTAGTATCACTATAGTGCATATATGGTTGACTTATTAGACCATCATAAAATCCATCAAGATTATCTGCTAAATGAGTATATGCAAGAACAGAACCAGTTGTAATCATAACACCTTTTTCAAATCTATCTACAAACCAAGTAGCAATCTGATTTTGATTACCATCTCCCCAAACATTATTGAAGAATACATCTGGTTGATATTCTTTTATAAAACCAAGAACATCTGCAAGATTATTAGCAACGTCATAACCTGTTGTACGAGAAATACCTTGTACTTCGTAATCACTAGGACAATTTTCTAGTATTGCTTTACCAATACCAGAAGTGTGTCCAGTAATTAGTGCTTTCATTAAACTCTTTCTATTACCGATGTTGCTTCTTCGTATGCTTTCTTAACATCTTCATGAGTATCAACTTTTAATACTACATTGCTTTTTCTAAAATCAATTTCATCAGGTGATTCTACACT